CGTATTGTAGCGAAAGGCGCAGGTCAGCGTATTCGTGGTCGTAAGTGGCGTAACATGCGTCCTGATCTTATTGTAGTAGATGACCTTGAAGATGATGAAGCAGTAGAGAGTAAGGATCGTCGAGAGAAGCTGTACCACTGGTTCACCAATGCTGTAGTCCCTGCGCTAAGCAAGGAACGAGGTAAGATCAGGGTCATAGGTACCATCCTTCATATGGATAGTGTACTAGAGAAGCTCCTCAATAAGAAGCAATGGAAGACTAAGAGATATCAGGCTCATAACCCCGACTTCTCAGAGATCTTATGGGAACAGCAGTTCTCTAAAGAAGACTTAGAGGGCATAAGAGCTAGTTATGTAGAGGATGGTAATCCTTCTGGTTACAGTCAGGAATACCTGAATCACCCAATTGATGAGGCTACAGCCTATTTCAAACGGGAAGATTTCCTCTTCTACGAACCAGAGGACTTAAAGGATAAAGACCTTTCGTTCTATGCAGCTATTGATTTTGCTATCAGTAAAGAAGCAAGATCAGATTACACAGTAATCGTAGTAGTAGCCGTAGATAATGAGAACAAGTTATATGTTGTCTCAGTTAGAAGAGGCAGATGGGATGCTAAAGAGATTATTGATGAGATGTTCGTTGTACAGCAACGCTACCGTCCAGAGATATTTACTACAGAAGCAGGTGCCATTGAGAAAAGCCTAGGCCCGTTCCTATATGATGAGATGAGTAAACGAGGGGTGTTCATGAATCTTGAACGTATGACCCCTACAAAAGATAAGCAGAGCCGAGCTAGGTCTATACAGGCTCGTATGAGACAAGGCAGCGTCTATTTTGATAAAGAAGCTGAGTGGTACCCCGGTCTTGAGACAGAGATGGTGAGGTTTCCACGAGATGTACATGATGATCAAGTAGATGCCTTGGCATGGATTGGTCTTACGCTGGATAAGATAGTCCCCGGACTTTCTCAATCTGAACTAGAAGATGAAGAATACGAAGAAGAGTTTGGTATGTCCCTATGGGATAATGGCCGAAGTCTGACAACAGGATACTAATCAATGCCAGTAAGTACACTTAAAGCCTTTATCAGTGAAGATAATATTGCTGATGGAATGGATGAACAAGAGTTAGCTCTCATTGGTAGAGGTGTAGTTGAGGGCTATAAGAGAGATTTAGATACCAGATCAGAATGGGAAGAGAGACTCGAAGAGTCCTTGAAACTTGCTGCTCAGGTTACAGAAGCTAAGAGCTTTCCTTGGGAGGGCGCAGCTAATGTCAAGTATCCTCTCCTAACTACAGCAGCTCTACAGTTCGCATCACGCGCTTACCCAGCGCTGGTACCCGGCCCGAATCTTGTTAAAGGGCGGGTTATTGGGTTCGATGAAGATGGCTCCAAAATGGAAAAAGCCATCCGAATCGGTAAACATATGTCTTATCAGCTCATGGAAGAGATGGAAGACTGGGAAGAAGATATGGATAAACTCTGTATCATCATCCCCATCGTAGGTTGTGCCTTTAAGAAGACATACTACAGTCCCCTGAAGGATCAGAACATCTCCGAGTTAGTATTAGCTCAGGATTTAATAGTGGACTATTACGCTAAGAGTTTAGAAGATGCTACACGTATCACTCATCGTCTCTACTTCACAGAACGTGATGTGGTAGAGCGTCAGCTCTCAGGAGCGTACTTAAGGGCAGACTTAAGCCCAGCTAGTGCTCCTGATACAGATGATGCTCATGATGAGATCAATGGATTGAATCAGTCAGAAGACGATGATTCTACTCCTTACACCATCCTTGAACAGCATGGTTATTTAGATCTTGATGAAGACGGTTACTCTGAACCCTACATCATTACAGTTGAATTAGAATCAGAGAAAGTATTACGGATTGTCCCTCGCTTTGATGCAGAGGGTATTGTTAATGTAGAGGGTCAGGTTGTTAAGATTAACCCTGTCCACTATTTTACTAAATTTAGCTTCATTCCTAACCCAGACGGCGGTTTCTATGACATCGGATTTGGTACTCTCCTTGGCCCTATCAATAACACCATTGATTCCTCGATTAATCAATTGTTGGATGCGGGCACGTTATCAAATCTACCTTCTGGTTTCTTGGGACGAGGCATCCGCCTAAAAGGTGGGAATTATAGATTTACTCCCGGAGAGTGGAAGTTTGTAAACTCAACTGGTGATGACCTTCGTAAAGGCATCGTACCACTCCCAGTTAATGCCCCTGATGCAGTTGTGTTCCAGTTATTGGGATTAATGATTCAATCAGGTGAGCGTCTTTCTTCAACCGTAGATTCAATGGTTGGTGAGAATCCGGGTCAGAACCAGAATAGAGCAAGGTATGAAAGTGTTCTCTGGTATCTACAAGAGGCTTTATCGGTCTCTTAAGAAGGAGGTGAAAAAACTCTACAGGCTGAATGGTATGTTCTTACCAGAGGAAGCCTACTTCATAATCCTAGATCCATCACAGGAACAGGCGGGAAAGATCGGCCAAGGGGATTACAATAGTGGAGATGCAGATGTAATCCCTTCGGCTGACCCAACAGTTGCCACAGAGCAACAGAGATTGGCTAAGGTACAAGGATTGATGGAGCTCCTACAATTAGGGACAGTTAATCCTACAGAGGTTACACGGAGAGTACTTGAGGCTGAAGAGCAGCCCGGTATTGAATCTCTTATGCAACTCCCACCTCCACAGCCAGACCCAGAGATGATTAAGTTTCAAGATGAGTCTGAGAGAGCTTGGGCAGAGATACAACTCAAAGCTGCAGACATAGAAGCTAAGGGTTTGACGGCTCGTGCAAATGCAATACTAGCTCTTGCTCAGGCTGAAGCGGCTGAAGAAGGCTCACAGATTGAAATGTACAAAATGCTGCAAGCTAGACAGAAGGAATCAACCACAACATCCTAGAGAGGATTAACATGACAAAAGAAGAGTTAGCAGACTGGAAACAGCATCCAGTAACAAAGCACTTTACGGAATACTTTGTTGATATCCGTAATGACATGATCGAAGCATTAAGTCGAGGTCACACAATCGGAGAACACACTGAACGTGAGACAGCCCTTATGGTCGGAGAAATAGCAGGTTTAAACTATTTCATTAATAGCCGCCAGTATTAGTTGAAGCTGATCCCGTAGAAACAGTCTCTAAGGGAGGCATAGTAGTTGTAGCCTCATTAGCAGATGAGAAACTAGAACGAGCTGCTCAGACTAATGGTACATTAGTATCTATTGGGCAAGAAGCTTGGAAAGGTTGTGAAAGTCCTTGGGCAAAGGTAGGTGACAGAGTTACTTATATACGCCATGCAGGAAAGTTCATAACTGATCCAGAAACAGAGAAAGATTACGTTATCATCAATGATGAAGATGTACTCTCAATAATCACAGAGGATTAACAATGCCAGATTTAGAAGAAGAGATCATCATAGATGGTGATAGCCACCCATTAGAAGGTGGAAAAGAAGAAGACCAAGGTCCAGAGTTCTCAGAAGTTGAACAAGATGCAATGTCAAAAGGATGGAGTCCTGATGGTGTTGAAGGTAAGCCAAACCTTTCTGCGGAAGAGTTTGTAGCGCGCCAACCCTTGTATGACAAACTCCATAAAACAGATCGCGCTATGAAGCGTGTAGAAGATCAAAACAAAGCTGTAACTGCTCATTTAGAAATGATGCGTAAGAATCTCGCTGAGGATAAGGTGGAGAAAGCAAGATGACGGATGGACAGACGAAGTAATTGCTATTGATGAAAAAATCATTAAAGCCAGTCAAGAAGAAGAGATTGTAGTCGCTGAAGTAGTAGACAACTCTGCTTATGATGAATGGCTGGGTCTAAAAGATGTCTATCAGGAAGTAGAGGACGAAGTTAAGCTCCGCTTTTCTGATAAGTTTAAACCAGTATCAAGACAAAGCCCCGTAGATAGTGGGCGACCCCGAAGTGACTGCTGAGGAATATCTCACCGACTTAGAATCAACAGGTTACTTCAACTAAAATAGAGGAAAGAAAATGGCTACTAGACGGCAAGCAACACCTAAGACTAAACGAGTTCCAGTTAGTGGAAACTCAGATATTCTAACTGTACAAGGTAAGGATGACGGTTTCGTATATCGTTGGGTAAATGATACCGATTCAGGACGTATCGAAATGTTTAAAGCAGCAGGCTACGAGACTGTAGATGCTACCGATATTGAAGTGGGCCAAAGTGATGTCCATCAAGCTTCAAATATAGGGAAAATTAAAACTAAGAACGTCGGACAAGGGGTTACATCAATTCTTATGCGTATTGATAAAAAGTTTTATGAAGAAGATCAACGCAACAAAGAAGTGAATATCACCTCAAAAGTAGAATCATTAAACGAACATACAAAGGATCTTGCAGGTAAACATGGTAGCATTACAATTTCGTAAATTGTCTACTAGCCTGTATCATCTCTGAGTATATAATATAAATGGAGATAAAATATGGCTAACGTAGATCGCCCGAATGGGCTTCGCGCAGTTAAAACTTTATCTGGAGCACCTGTATCTGGTCTGATTCGGACTGTTGGTATGGGGGATGGTGAGGATTGCTTTGTAGGCGATTTGATCAATCTAGCTTCAGGTTTAGCATTGGTAGCTGATACTAATGATGCTGCTCTTCTAGGTGTTGCTGTAGGTTTTGGCAAGTTTGACGCTGCAGGGAATATTCCCCTCGGCCCATACAATCCTGATAACCTCGGTAAACGCTATTATGATGACAGCGAATCAACACATACTGAATGGGTTTGTTACTACATCCCTGTCCAAGATGTAATTTTTGAAGCACAAACCGCTACAGCTTTGACACTTGTAGTTGGTGCAACTTGTGACTTGTTAGGTACCGCTGGTAATACTACCACTGGCATCTCAGCTCATGAATTAAACACTAGCACTAATGCAGACTTTACAGTCGTTGAACTACCACAAATCACAGGGAATGATCATGATTTAATCTATGGTCGTTACTGGGTTATGGTAACTCGCGCTGAACAAGCTCTACACGCCTAAGGAGGATATATAAATGGGTACTATTAATACAAGTAACTTTGCTAAATCCTTATGGCCGGGTATTAACAAATGGTACGGAGATGCCTATGCAGAACATGCTACGGAATACTCCTCA